TTTTCTCGTGATGGTGGTGACAAGGTGGGAGATGCTCAACTATTAGCAATCACACTGACACCACGACCAGCACAATCCCATAACAAAATTGATCGAATTACACTTTCAGAGGAGTCAATGATGGATGATCAAATCAAAGAATTAAAAGCAGCTTTAGAAGCAAAAGATGCAATGGTCAAAGAACTCGAAGCCAAGATCAAAGAGATGATGGATGACAAAGATTCATCACTCGTTGAAGAAGAAACAATGGCAGAAGAGGACGACAAAAAAGACCTTGCTGAAAAAGAAGACGATGAGAAAATGATGGAGAAAAAAGACGACGATGACAAGAAAGAGAAGATGGTAGAATATGAAGACAAGAGAAAGAAAATGTCTGAATCATTCCCTCAAGATGTTTCTTTGTTGAATGAAGTTGTTGCTCTTCGTGAGTCTGTCAAAAAGCTCGAAGCTGAAAATACTAAAATCAAATGTGAAGAGGCTGTCAGTTCTTTGTTGCGTGAGGGTAAGATCTCACCAGCTGAACAAGACATTGCTTCTAAAGCTTGGAACATTAAAGAACTGCAACCCGAGTTCTGGCAAATGTTCAGCGAAAGACAATCCAATTCAAGCGTTCCTTTGAATGAAGTTGGACATGGAGCAAGCGGACAAGAGATCAGTAAAAAGACTCTTGACCAAAAAGTGCGTGCTTTAGCTGAAGAGAAATCAATCAACTATAGTGATGCATTAAGTTTATTTAGAGAACAACAACCTGACTTTTATCGTCAAGCTTTCGGAGGTTAACTCATGGCTACTAATCAAATTATTCAATCATTCATTGCAGGTGGTACCATCACTGAATTTCAAATTGTCAGTGTAAACGCACAAGGCAAAGTTGAAGTATCAACAAATGGCACTGATAAAAATTGTGTCGGTATCGCTCAAAGAGGCGCTTCAGCAGGTGATCCGGTTGACGTTGTGATCTCTGGAATTAGTCGAGCTATTGCAGGTGGTGCAATCACTGCAAGTACTGATCCACGTTTAAAGGCCACCACTGGCGGCGGTAAAGTTGAAACTGTGGCGGCTGGTGATTTTGCAGTTTGTCGCATGATTCCTAACATCAATCAAACCTCAGCGGTAAGCGGTGATCAAATCACTGTTCTATTCGTTGGTCCAACAATCGTACACGCTTAAGGAGTGACCCATGGCTAGTTCATATAATAATATTCATCCAGTCGATCAGATTTTAACAAGTTTAGTCTCTGAGGTTGTGCCTTCAGACAGTCAGCTCATTGCAAATCAAATCTTTGAGAACGTAAAGATCCCTGAAAGAAGTGGTACTTTCTTACTTGAGAATAGTCGAAACTTCATGGGTGCTGGTGTTGGTCTAGATCTTGAACGTGCCCCTGGTGCAAGACGTGCAACCATTGGAAGCTTTGACAGAACATCCTTGACATTCAAAGCTAAAATCTTTTCTGCTGAAGATTCGATCGCAATGGAAGACATCATTGATTCCCAATATCCCGGCGGTGAAGAAGCTCGTATTATTCGCAAAGTTCGACGTGTTATGATGCTTGCAAAAGAGAAGCGTGCTGCTGACTTAATGTTTGATACAGGCTCATTCTCAAATGATAGTTGTGCAAATGTTATGGGTGGCCAAGTTGACGCAGCTGGAACCGATGCTTTGACTGGTCTTGACAAATTAAAAGATCTTGTCTTTGCGGCGGCTCATGGTATTAACCCCGATACATTAATATTCGGTCGTGGTGTATTCCGTGCTTTAGCTCGTAATCCCGAGGTTCGTGGATATGCAGGAACAACAACCGCCGGTCTTGCAAGTGGTAACATGATCTTGACTGATGAAGCTACAAAACAAGTTTTACGTGACATCCTTCGAATGTGTATGTTGGTGAAGCTCGTCGTGAGACTGCTGTACCTGGTGCCACTTCAAGTGAAGCTCAGATTTGGAACACTGAAACAATCTTCTGTGGTATCATGAAGGGTGCTGATGCAATCGTGCAAAAGTCTGGTAATGTTAAAGGAATGCCTGTTGCCGCTTTGAACTTTGACTTTGGTGGAATGCAAGCCGGTCAATATGACAGTCTTGATGCAACTCGCCGTTATGTATATGCTGAAGAAGTACAACAATTCAAAGCAATTGATTCTACTTTAGGATACATTCTGACTGACTGCTTAGCATAAGGCTGATATGTGCGACAATCAAATCACACTACTTGCAGAAGAAGACGCTGATGAATTGGCGGTTCAAGATCTTGAGAAGCAACTCAAGAATCAGAGCGGTGATGTCGCACGAATTACGAGATCAAAGATCAATGAGTTAAAGACTCAAATCAAAGCAGAGAAATCAATGAAATCGGTTCTTGATAAATCAAGATCAAGATTTCTAAAAACACTTGAGACAGCAGTGACAGCAAGTAACCCCAATACAATCCTATCTCTTGATAGAGATCAGTTGATTGACTTCATTATTAGAGGGGGGTTTGACTTGTCAATTGATGAGTTCATTGAACAAGCTGACTTAATAGCTCAAGCAGTAGAGAAGACAACAAGGATTGTTCAGCCCGACCTTGGGCTTGCACCAATTCAACAACAACTTGACATCATGCAAACCTCAGCGGTTGAAACATTATTTGATGATGTGATCATTCCCAATGTTGCAAGTGGTGTCAAAGAGTCACTTGTTGCAATGACTGTTGATGTTCCAATGACTCAAGCCATCTCTTCACTTTCACAGAAGATGAAGTCAGCGACAGGACGACAGCTCACAGAAGTCAACACAAAGCTTTCAATGTATGGGCGAGGTGTTACGGCGGCAATGGCTGATGAGGCTGGCTTGAATCTATATTTATACACTGGTCCAATTGATGGAATCACAAGAGACTTTTGTCGTCCTCTTGTTGACAAGGTGGTGAGTGATTCTCAAATGAGGAAGCTCAACAATAGACAAGGCTTGCCAGTGAAGACCGCCGGCGGTGGGTACAATTGCCGACACTCATGGAGTCCAGTGAGTGAAGGATTCTTGAAGGCAGCAGGACTCGACCGAGCAACCACCAAAGATATATCCAAAGCAAACGGAGGAGCAAAGAGATGATAAGAAAACTCATGACAGGTCAAAATCATTTGTTCGAGTGGAACTCTCCATCTCCTTTGAATGGCACTCCTTCGATCACCTTCAAAGTTGCCAGTGATATCACAACGAACTTGACTCACTCAAGATCAGACATATCAGTGACTGCCATTGGAAACGATAGAAGGACTTTGACAATTGCAAGTTCTGATTCTCTTGAAAGAGATCAAGTTTTTGCATTCCTGAAAACAAATGGAGATGCCTGGTACTCAATCAAGATCGTTCGCATTGTTGGCACTACTGCCATCCTTGCCGAACCCTTACCACGTGAGATTGACTTGTCATCAAGTGCAACAATAGAGTTTGCAATGTGGTATGTGACAGCATCATCAGCCAATGTCACGGCGGTCAGTGGAACTTTCCAATACTTAGTTTCATATACTGCTGACCTTGGACAAAACAATCTATCCAAGTTGGACAAGGGGGTGATCAAAGTTACTCCTCGACCTTTTGACACCGGCCTCGATCATGATACTTTTGTCAATCGCTTTGCTCCACTTGCTGACATGATACCAAGAAGACAATCAGACTTTGCTCCACAAATCAAAGCATCATTGGATGAATTGTCTTTGATGTTAAGAGATCGATTGTCAACTTCCAATGTAACAGAAGATGAGATCTTCAACGCTGAATCATTCCAGCTTTGTCATGCATATTGCACGGCAGCAAGAATCTATGAAATGAATCTTCAGCTTGATGCGTCGGATGCCATGAGGTCAAGATGTATGGAGTTGATGGATTTAGCCTTGCGATCAGTTGACCTTGATCTTGATGGTGATGGAGTGATTGATGATGGTGAGATTGATCTTGAAAAGCAGGGTGGAAAGTCAACTGACTTTCGTGCAAGTTGGAAGTCTTACAACAAGACAGAGTATGACAAGGAATTCACGCCATCGAGATCGATGAGGCACTAATGTCAGTCAAGCTTAAGTTGAATCTTCCTCGAAGTGTATGGTCTGCCAAAGACACAAAGACAGTTGC